TCCTATCATGTGGTAAAGTCCAAAACCATAGAAACCTGTACTTGGTAAGAACTTGTAGCTTACAAACCAATCTCTACGTTTTTTCTTTTCATCTTCTTCTTCCCAGTTTCTTCTTACTGCTACAATTTTTTCTGCATCATAATCTATTGTAATTACATATGGCAAAGCAACTGCATCATCATCTTCATTATCCTCTATGCCATCAATACCATCAAACATCTCATAAGAATGTACTTCTAATAATGTCATTACTTCGTCACTAGAATCACCATAAGGATCAACACCTTCAATCTCACTACCTATATCTCCTGATGGATCAACATCTTCTGCTGAATATTTACTAGGTAGATAATGCCCTGCTTCAACATATTTGTTAAAATCATTCTTTGGCATTCTTATTACATGAGTATATCTTGTTGCTGTGTATAAGTCTTTACTTTCTGGAGAAACGACAAAATCTTCTGCTTTTACAAATTGTGAACATTGTCTTTCTAAATTAGCATCCCACCAAACTTTTTTAAATGTATGACCAACTAATGGTAACTGAAATAACATCTGGTCTAAATCAGGAAAGTATTCTGGCATTTCTTGAGTAATCTGATAATTCATAAAATCTTTTACTCGTTTAGCCTGTTCTTCCATCTCCTCATTAGGTTCACCTATAATAACAGTTTTAACAGGACCACCACTAGGATAAAGTTCTGCAATAGCTTTTGCATTAAATTGTGTTGCTGCTTCAGCAATCATAGGGTGTACGACTGTACTTAAACCTCTAGTTGCTCTTTGGTTTTCTTCTTCATCTTGCCCACCACTAGGATCAAGAGTTTCTAAACCTTGTTTGTATCTATATTCCCAATCTGATCTAGCTTCTTTATCAGATTCATAGCTTGATATTAATTGACTAGCTACACCATTAAGTTCTTTTGCATCAATAGTATCTGCTAGGTTATCATCAAATGTAGATACAGTTTCATCTATAACATCAAGTTCTGGGTCACCAATTAAAACTTCATCATCATTAATTTGCTCAACTTGAAAATCATCTGAAGGCATTGTTTCTGAAAATGGAATTACTTTTGGTTGTCTAGCCATATATAGTCATCCTTTTACCTTGTGCATCTTCATCTTCATCATAATCTGTAGAATGTGTTATAAACCAACCTTTTCTTAATCTTAACCATGCTTGCGTACAAGTATCTACAATATCATCATTATCCCCAGTTGGAAATGCTGCACATATATCTATTAAATTTTTACACCATTTCTTGCCTTTTGGAAAGTAGATTCTTCCATCTTCTAGTAACGCACTACTAGCATGGGCTCTTGCAATCTTGTCTCTATCTGGATTATAAGCCAAAACTGGCACCCCTGCCATTCTTAAATCTTGTAATAAACTTTGTCCACTTGCCTTTTTTTCTATAAGTACAGCATCTGGTTGCCAATCATCATATGCTTCTTGTGCTAATTTTCTAAGTTCTGGATATGAAACTCTATCATACCACATTTCTAACACTATTGCATTTACTTGACCATTTAATCTAAATATGCCCCATGTTGTTCTAGCACTATAACTACTGGTTTCTCTTGTACTAAAAGCTGTATCATAACTTTGTACTATATATTCAATGTCAGGTAGTTCGGCTTTATCCCATTCCACCCACCATTCTGATTTTAATATTCCACCACCTTTGGGCATAGGTCTTTGTTGCAACTGACCTGCACTTGCGTATGTACCCAAACTTTTTTCCAAATTGTTAAGAGTATTTTCGTCAACCCTCTTTTCCCACAACAACTCGCCCTCTTTTTTTCTTGGATCAACAAAGCCAAGTGATGATCTAGTGGGGGTGGGGTGTTTCTTTTCATATCTTGCAGGTAAACATAAATGATCCCAAGCATTAAACTCATTCCCTAATATATGACCTGTTAAATCGCTTTCATGTACTCTTTGCATTATAATTATAAATGCTCCAGTTTTTGGGTCATTCAATCTGGTTTGCATAGCTTGATCCCACCATTCTAGTACACTTTCCCTAACTTTACTAGACTCGGCTTCTCTTACGTTGTGTGGATCATCAATAACAATTATGTCACCACCTTCTCCTGTTAATGCACCATCAACAGATGTAGCAATTCTTTGTCCGTTTTTGTTGTTTTCAAATCTTTGTTTTTGGTTTTGATCTGTTGTTAAATTAAACATATCGCCAAAATATGTTTGATACCATCTACTATCTATTAATCGCCTACACTTAACACTATCTCTAATTGATAAAGACCCTGCATAACTTGCATACAAAAATCTTTTATCTGGTTGTATTGTCCAAGTCCATGCAGGTAATGCAACTGCTACGGATATAGACTTCATATGTCTGGGTGGCACATTTATAATAAGTCGTTTAATATCTCCTTCAACAACTCCTTGTAAATGCTCTGATATAGCATCAATATGCCAATTATCATAAAACTCTCTAGCTGGTTCTATTGCTTCCCAACTATTCTTGGTAAAGTCTTTTAAAGACCTTTTCATCTTTTCGGCTCTCACTTGTGTCAATGAGTGCGGATTCAAGTGCTCTTTCAATAGTGGTAAGGTCATTGTTACTTATCCTAGTTAAATCTAATATATGCCTATTTTCAATAATGGTTTCTTTTTCAACTTTATCTTGCCAACCAGCTTGGTTTTTAAGAAAAAAAATCATTGATGTATTATCACCTTGTCTTGCTTTATTAAACAGTGCATTTGTAACAGTTGCAATACCTTTGTCTTTACCTCTTTTTATAGAATCCGAAAACTCCGTAAATTTACTTTGTTTATCGTATAAAGTTGTTTCACTCATTCCAAGAACAGATGCTATTTGTTGTTGTGTTAACCCCTGTGCTGCAAGTGACTCTGCTTTCTTACATAAGTCTTCTGTAATTTCAATCTTTGGTCTACCAATTTTTTTAATTTGTTTTGTTTTTTTAGACAATGTTTTCCTCCTCATCTTCTAAATAATCCCAATCAGCAACGTCTTGTAAATTTTTATGTTTACGAATAAAAACAGGGCTTTTTTCTCCAAAATTAGCACCTATAGTATTAAATTCTAAATGTTCTAAAGCATCTTCATAAGATAAGTCTAATTGCTTCATAAACAGAGAAACTGATTTATCATAATCATAAACTAATACAGGTGTTGTGGTACTTACTCTAACTCCTATAAGTGCTTTATCTAAACCATCTACTCTAAGCATTACTGTTCTCCTTTAGTCTTACTTTAAAATATTCTATGGTTTTTTCAAGACCTTCATTTAATTGTATCTTAGGTTTCCATTTATTAAGCTCATAAAAAGCTGTTTTTGTATTTGGTTTTCTCTGTGTTGGATCATCTTCTGGTAAATTTGTATATGTAATATATTGATTGCCACCTGTAAGTTCGTTAACTTTATTGGCTAATTGTTTAATGGTAAACTCATTTTCGTTACCTAAATTAACTGGTGTGTTAATCGTTTCATTTTGCATTAATCTAATTAAACCTTCTACTAAATCATCTACATAACAGAATGATCTAGTTTGGCTACCATCACCAAATATAGTTAAAGCCTTGTTTTCTAAGGCTTGTATTATAAAATTTGAAACTACACGACCATCGTTAACATCCATGTTTGGACCATATGTATTAAATATTCTGGCTATTTTTGTATTTACATTATATTGCCTTTGGTAATCCATACATAATGTTTCTGCACATCTTTTGCCCTCGTCATAGCAAGACCTTATACCTATTGGATTAACATTACCCCAATAACTTTCATTTTGTGGGTGTTCTAATGGATCACCATAAACTTCACTTGTTGATGCTTGTAAAAATTTAGCACCTGTTCTTTTAGCCAATCCCAACATATTAATTGTACCATGAACATTTGTTTTAATAGTTTGCACAGGGTTACGTTGGTAATGAATAGGTGATGCTGGGCAAGCCAGATTGTATATTTGATCCACTTCTAAATATAAAGGAAAGGTAACATCATGTCTTATAAGTTCAAAGTTAAATTTGCCTAACAGTGGTTCTATATTTTTTTTACTTCCTGTGTAAAAGTTATCCACACAAATAACATCATGATTTTCTTCTACTAATCTTTTACATAAGTGACTGCCAACAAACCCTGACCCACCTGTTACCATTATTCTCATTTTATGACCTTGCTTTTAAATTAAATTCTACAGTTTTCTTTATTTCTTCTTTTGGGTATTTTCTTACAAGTTTATTTTTTTCTGTAAACACTTTATAATTTACATGGTGATGCCATCTATTATATTTTCTAGTTAAAGTGCTATATTCTGGGTGTTCTCTGCATAACATCCTTGATTTTTCCAAAGTACCTTCTGCATATATTTCTTCGTTACCACCTTTTACTGTCATAGTGTTCATTTTTTCTTGTAAAAACATATTAAATAAAATTGTACAATAACCTGCTTTTAATATGTCTAATGACAGAATTGTATCTTCATTAAATCTACCTCGCCATCTAAATGGAATGTCATTTCTTATTAAATTACAAGAATAAACCCTGCTGTTTAAATAAAATGGTGGTCTTTTTAATTTTCTTGGGTGGAAAAAGCTATAATGTGGTCCTGCCATATAAACATTTTTATATCGCAATACAAAATCTTCCATTGATTTAAATATCTTACCATTATTAACTTTAATTTTAGCATTTTTATTCATAACACGAAATGATCTTATATTGTCATCCATTATCCAATGATATTTATATCCTTCGTTAACAGCAGTATCCCAAATAAAGTTTCTTGCTGGTCCACTTCCTGTGCCTTTTGTTGTGCCATATTCATCACAATAATTATATTTTTCTTTATAAGTCATATCCAAAATAATTATTTTATTTTTATCTTTTATTTTTTCTAAGTACAAATCATACTCTTGTGGCTCTACAACCAACCGATAAGGCACTTTCATTATATCCAAATAGTTGGCAGTTAAATTTGTATTGTATCTACCTTTACTAGGTATAAATAATGGAAACTCTGGATTAATCATATCTTTTGGACTCTGCATCAAATGGTTTTTGTTCTGGGTAAGATATAAATTTTGTTTTATCTGTAATTTTTTGACCTACAACTTTGGCAAACAGTTCAACATCTCTGTCTGTTTCAAAATGTACTTTTATTGTTCTATAAGCAGTTATGTCCTCTGACTCATAATCTGGCATACCTTCCCATTCTGATGCAAAATCAGTAACAGTATTATTATCAAGCATTGGTAACAGTTCGGCATTATCAAAACCAAGAATATTAAGGTCAAAACCTAACTCATCTAAACTTTTAACTTGTTCCCATAATAATTCATTCTGCCATGTAGAGTTTAATGTAATTTTATTATCAGCTATCACAAATGCTTTTTTCTGTGCTGGTGATAAATCTTTATGTTGAACAACTGGCATTTCTACCATACCCATTAATACTGCTGCTTTATAACGACCATGACCAGCCAGTATTGTAAAATCTTCATCTACAGCTAATGGTACTCTAAAGCCAAATTCTTTTATTGAATTGGCTATTTGTTTAATTTGGTCATCTGAATGTAATCGTGGGTTATCTTTAAATGGTTTTATTTTATCTTTATTTACTAATTCTATTTGTAATGTTTTTATTAAGTTTTTATCTGTCAATTTTTTCTCCACAATGTAGGCTTATTATTCCAAAGTTTTGTTTTTAATTTTGTATATCCATTATTTCTTAATATATAATTAAAGGCTTTACTTGCATATTTTTGGTCTAAAGTTTTATTATCTTTAAAGTTTTTGTATTTAGTAAAATGACCATATGAAAAAGTATTAAATGAATTGGCAATATAAAAAAATTGTGGACTTATATTATTAATAATATCGTATATTTCATCAAAAGCATCGTATATATGTTCAAAATATTCAGATGCAAAAATCATATCTACTTTTGGTAATTCTTTATAATGACCTTTTAAAACAAATTTTTTCTTCTGTGACAAATACTCACAAAATTTATACTGTTCTGTATCTACAATATTTGTTGCATATACAGTAGCACTTGGGAATATTTCAGTTAAAGCACTTGTAGTTAATCCTAAACCACAACCTAAATCAGCTATACTTGTACAATTTTTAACAACGGAATAAATTGATTGTGTATCTGTAAGTGAATTGTTTTTAGTTATTGACTTTAAATATTTTCTTGAATATTCCTGCCAACATACCCATAAATCAGTAAAATAATATTTATCATTGTATAAATTAAAAGCAGGTTTTTCTGTTTCTAATGATTTATACCAATTATCTGTTAAATATTTTTGATATGGTGCTGTATTATAATCTTTAATCCCTAATTTTATAAAGCTTTTTGCTTTGTCCATATCAATATTATAAATATTATTATATTCATTAATAAATTCTTCTAACATTACACTTGGTTTTTGTTGTAATAAATTATCCATATTTTTTCCTTACTGATAAAGCTCTTTATCTTCTTCTTTAATTTCGTTGTAAACTTTTGTATTGTTGTCAAAGGTAAAAAATGTTTCCCCTATATGTCCATAAACCCCTTGTTCTCTTATTTTTCGTGTTATTATTCTTGTTGTATTATTTTCAAAATCTCTGTGAACAACCAAACCAACATCTGCCATATTCGCCCAATGTGCAGAGCCAGACACTTGATAAAGGTCAGGTGGTGGTATTACTCCACTATCATTTCTATGTAACTTGTGTGGGTGTGCTACCATCCATACAACTATTTCATGGTTTCTGGCAAACTGCTGACATTTGGCAATTATATCTCTAATATGCTCATCTTCTCTTTTGGAAAAGTCTCTATCTGGTGATATTTGATTAAATGGATCAATAATTAATCCATTAATACCAAATCGTCTTTTGGCTAGTTTTGCTTTTGTAAGTATAAATTCTATGTTTGGTATTTCTTCTGTGTTTTCTATAAATCTAAAGTGTTGGTCAAGAAAATCTATACCTTCATTAAGCTCTTGTTGTGATAATCGTGCATTAAAACCTATATCAAATGGTTTTCTGCATCTTTTTTCTAACAATCTTCTAATATGATTGGGTGTAGAGTGTTCTGGACTAAATACAGCAAAGTTCCAATTCTGATTCTCTGCCAAATTTAATAGTATTTGATCTAAAAAATTACTTTTGCCATGGTTAGGTATACCTGTTATCAAATTAAATGTACTTGGCATTATTTTATATATTTTATCTAGCTCTTTGAAACCTGTGCTAAATGCCTTTGCTTCATTACCATCATAAATATTTTGTACTGCATTATGAAACTCTTTTACCCCATGTAATCCTAGTATTGGAAATTCCTCTGCATGATCTATACATTCTTTTAATATTTTAGTATCATAATGTATTAAACATTCGTTGGCATCTTTACATTGCCAATCATCTAGCCTAGGGAAATTGACTACTTTACATATGTCTTTACCAAATCTATGAATAATCTCCAACCTCAAAGCCTTGCCATTTTCATCAGCATCTGTAGCTACAATTACTTCATCAGCATCAAAAATCCATTTAGAATGTTCAAAGGCTTGAAACCTTTTATCATCA